GTTTTAGCCTGCGAATCAAGAAAATGAGGAATCGCAAGTCCTGCCAATATCCCAATAACAGCAATGACTATCACAAGTTCAACTAAAGTGAAACCTTTATTATATTTGCACATAACTTCTCCTTCTAGTATTAAAATAAATAGGCAGATAGGCTGTAATTTCCTATCTGCCTATTTTAAATTAGTTATTTTTTCTAGTCATTCTAGTCATTAAAGTTTTTAAATCTATGTTTGTGCCAGCGTTGATGGTAACAGTTTTAGGAGTAGTATCATTACTAGGTGTTACGGTATAAGATTTTACAGTATCTTCGATTTCACCAGCTTGATTAGTTTCAGCTACTTTAAAAGCACCAATCGGTGGAATCGGCTCAACTGCTAAATATCCGTTATCCACTAATCCTTTCATATCAGTAAATTGACCTTTTTCTGCATAATACATAGATTCTGCACTTTCGATAGTTCGCAAATCAGCAACTAATCTTGAACCACGAGCATTAGTTGTAGCATCCATAAACCGTGGAATCGCCAACCCTGCTAAAATACCTAAAATGGCAATTACTACTACCAATTCCACCAAAGTGAAACCTTTTCTGTTTTTAGTAATCAACAGGAAATAAAAACGCAAATATTTTTGTGATAAAAATTATTTTTCTTCTTAGATGCATAATTACTGCACAAACTATTGTCACAGTAGTGATTTACCAATTTTAATAAGGTATTCTTGCACATCACTCAACTTCTTGTCCTGTTTTTTTAAAGCCCTGCTATGCAAGCTATAACTTGCCAGTTCAAGGAAATCTGTTAAGTCTGCGCTTATTGATAGTGTTTGCCGAACCTTACTTTATAAACGATAAATAAAGAATTATCCAAATAAAAAGTATACTAATTTCCTACTAGATCAGTAAGTGGAATAGATGTAGCCAAATCTAGTCCTACAATTAATTCTTCACCATCCACTGCTGAGTGTTTTATAAAAGTGTATCCGCCAAGTTGTTTGCCACCAAAGGAAGTTCTATAAATATTAAACTCTTTTAAATGATCGATAGCATTAGGGAAAATTGCTTTACCTTCAGGAGGTATCGGAACTGATTCTAAATATCCTTTTTCAACCAACATTGGAATGATATCTGGATATTCTTCTGCCTCTCCTACTATAATATTTTTTTGATCTCCGCCATTTTTGGCAAGATACATAGTATAGGCTGCTTGAATCGTTCTCATATCGGCAACCACTTTAGCACCTCTGGCAGTTGCCTGAGCATCTGTATAATATGGAATTGCAATACCGACTAAAATGCCAATGATAGCAATGACTACTACCAATTCAACTAAAGTAAAACCTTTACTATATTGTCTCATAATACCTCATACCTCCGTGAAATATAAAGGGATTGTCTGTTTTAGACAACCCCTAATGTTTTAAAGTTCACTTTTATTTAACTGATTTAGTAGTTTGTTTGTCTCCGCCTAAAAGAGCAGTTAATGTTAAAGTACCAGTCACGTCACCACTACTAATAGTAGCACCATCAAGAGAAATTTCACCAGAACCACCAGTAGTCGTATCTGGGTCATATTTATATGCAGCACCAGTAGAAGGAACAGTTCCTTCTGTAGTACCGCCACCTTGTCTTAATACTTGGGCGATAATGAATTTGCCAGTTGGAACACCAGGCCAACCGCCTTGTACTAAAGTGTTTAAATCAGATTGTTGAGTTGGATATTTAGCATTTTTTGCATAATAAATCATTTCTGCCGATTGGATGGTACGCATATCAGCTACGATTTTTGCGCCGCGGGCAGATGCAGTAGCATCAAGAAAACGCGGAACTGCGATACCGGCAAGGATACCGATAATGGCGATTACTACTACCAGTTCCACCAAAGTGAAACCTTTTTGGTTTTTAATAAAATGTTTTAAAACAAGAAGGGTTGGAACAAAATGAAATCAACGAACAATTACTCATTTAGTCAAGTTCCACAGGTAAACATTCCCCGAAGTGCTTTCCAGCGTGATAACGGCTATAAAACAACTATGAATACAGGTGATTTAGTTCCTGTTTATGTTGATGAAATCTTACCAGGCGACACCTTTAGTATCTCTCCAACATTATTTACCCGTTTAGCTACTCCGATCGCTCCTATTATGGACAATATGTATCTTGACATTCAATGGTTCTTTGTCCCTAATCGTTTAGTCTGGGAAAATTGGCAACGCTTTAACGGTGAGCAGGATAATCCAGATGATTCCACAGATTATATTATGCCTACTGTAAACCCAATAACCCCGCAGGTTCAATCAATTTATGACTATATGGGCTTGCCTATCAATGTCACTTTAAAAGATATCGTATCCCTTCCGTTTAGAGCTTATAACCTTATATTCAATGAGTGGTATCGTGACCAAAATTTAATGGATTCCGTGCCTGTAAATAAAGGCGACGGCCCAGACGACCCCAACGATTATATAATCCTCACTCGTTGCAAGCAACACGACTACTTTACATCTGCGCTACCTTGGCTTCAAAAAGGTAAAACTGTTGATTTGCCTATCGGTGGACAAGCTTCAATTATTGATCCTACTCCCGCTAATGGTTACTTTTTAGGTTCTCCGTCCCCTTTGCTTGCTGGTATCGAAATGAATCCTGGCGGTCAGCCAGAGATTACAGATTATGTAACTGGAGCAAATGCTGTAACTATTGCTACTGGTGGTGGACATAAAGCTATAGCTGGTTTTGGTCGTGCTGGTACTAATGAAACTACAGTCTGGGCTGGCAATTTAAGTGATGTATTGTCTAAAAATGCTTATGCTGACCTATCAACAGCATCTGCCGCAACAATTAATTCTCTGCGACAGGCTTTCCAGATTCAACGTTTATTAGAACGTGATGCCCGTGGCGGTACTCGTTATACTGAAATACTTCGTTCCCACTTTGGAGTTATCAGCCCAGATGCTCGCTTACAACGTCCTGAATTCCTCGGCGGTGGATCTACTCGAATCAATATAAATCCTGTTGCTCAAACTTCTTCTAGTGACGGTTCAACACCTCAAGGTAATCTTGCCGCATATGGACAAGCTACCCTTCATAATGGCGGTGTATCAAAATCCTTCACCGAACACGGTTATATTATCGGTATCGCTTCAATTAGAGCAGACTTGACCTATCAGCAAGGTATTAACCGTATGTGGTTTAGAAAAACTCGTTGGGACCATTTCTGGCCTGCCCTTGCTCACTTAGGAGAACAAGCTATATTAAACAAAGAAATTTATGTAGATGGAACAGCCGCAGATGAAGATGTATTTGGATATCAAGAACGCTACGCAGAATATCGTTATAAACCATCTTTAATTACAGGTAAATTCCGTTCAACCTATGCCCAGCCCCTTGACTTCTGGCACTTAGCCCAAAAATTCGAGAACCGTCCCGCATTAAATGCAGAGTTCATACAGACAAAAGTTCCGCTTGAACGTGCTATAGCCGTAACAAATGAACCTCAATTTATAGTTGATTGCTATTTCCATACCCGCTGTGTACGTCCTATGCCTATGTATGGCGTTCCTGGCTTAATAGATCACTTTTAAGGAGGTTTTACAATGTCTTGGTTATCTGACTTAGCCCCCAGTCTAGTCGGCGCTGTAGGTGGCATAATGGGACAAAAAAACGCTAATTCAGCAAATGCCGCTATGGCTCGTGAAAATCGTAATTGGCAGGAATATATGTCGAATACTGCACATCAACGGGAAGTTGATGATCTTAGAGCCGCTGGTTTAAATCCAATACTGTCCGCTAATAATGGAGCATCTACCCCTTCAGGAAATATGGCAGTTATGGGAAACATTGCCGATTCAATCCCCGAAGCGGCGTCCGCTTATCAGTCCCAACGTATGAAACGTAAAGAACTTGAACTTGCTTCCGAAATTGGTAAAAGCACAATAAAAAATAATAATGCTTCTGCAGACAAATATTTTTCAGAGGTAAAGTTTAACGAAGAAACAATAGCCATTCAGAAAGCCACATCTGCTGCAAATGTTGCTCAAATTTTTAAAACTATTGAAAAACTTGGTCAGGATATTGAAAACAGCAAACAAATAACTGCTGCTCAGGTGTCTAATCTTGCTGCTAATGCAGCTGCTGCCTTAAAAAATGCTGATACTAATGCTTATGATGCCGCTAATCGTGCTGAGAAATATGGTTATGAAAACCGTGAGAGTGATCAGCGTTATAAGATAGGTGGTCTTAGGTATAAGAATGCTAGTCGTTTTGAGGATACTAGTGAGCCTGAGTATTATGCAGGTCGTTTCGGTCAGTCTCTTTGGTCGCTTATTGGGCGTAATTATCACGATTATTAAATTATTAAGGAGATGAAAACAATGTATAAAAATGCTATTAAGTATCTTGTAACTGCTGTTCTTACTGCTATCGCAACTTATTTCGGTATTAATTTCAATGTATAAGGAGATGATAAAATGAAACGCTTTAAGGTATCCAAACGCCGTAGCAAACGCCTTTTCAGGCGTACTGCATCGAAGGTTCACAAAAAGAATCTAGGATCATATCATATGCGTGGAGGTATAAGGATGTGATTCTATGCCTTGCTATTCACCTCTTACTGCTTGGCTTGACTATGGTCATCTTACTAAATCAGGCAAGCCCTCTGTAGTGTTCAGGGGGTCATCTGACCCCCTATATAAACCCGTAACAGTTCCTTGCGGTCAGTGTATAGGCTGTCGCCTTGAATATAGTCGAAAATGGGCAATCCGCTGTACTCACGAAGCTTCTTTGTATGACCGCAATTGTTTTATAACATTAACTTATGATGATAGGAGTGTGATGTATGATAAAAATTTACATTTAGAGCATTTACAAAAATTCTTTAAACGTCTACGAAAAAAATTCGGCGAAGGTATTCGTTATTTCGCTTGTGGTGAATATGGTTCAAAAAATGGTCGTCCACATTACCACGCTTTGTTATTTAACTTTGATTTTACTGATAAAAAATTATGGCAGGGG